TGTGGCAACTCAACGGGCTTTCCTACGATACTATGCCGTACATCAAGGCTGGTGATGTAGCACCGCACGATCTTCGTGAGATTGCAGCCTTCCTTCGTAATCTGAATGGTGCAGATATTAACGTCTCTGACCATCCAGAAGTTATTCAAGACCTCATGGACATTGCGGAACTCAGCTATGAACCTAATGAAGCTCCCCGGCGAGATGTACAACCGGATGAAACAGAACGCCCGGATGAAGAGTGATCTTCAGACACTCTATTCGATGACAGACCGAGAGCTTAACGATATTGGTCTTTCCCGTGGTTCTATTCGGGATGCCTTCTACAAAGGAAAGAAGTAATGCCTTTCTCTACTAATGCAGACCTCCCCAAAGCAGTACGACAGACTGTCCCAGAAGAGAACCAAGGTAAGTTCCGTCAGGTGTTCAACTCTGTCATGGAAGACACTGGCTCTGAGCAACGTGCCTTTCGTGCTGCTTGGTCTTCGGTAGAGAAGGTAAAGACTTCCACCTTGGCAGAGAAGGCTAAGAACTGGAACGCACGTCATGGTGCTAAGAAGGGCAACATCAGTGCTAAGACCCTTAGAGCAGTCTATGACCGTGGCATCGGTGCATACAAGACCAACCCCGGCTCTGTACGCCCTAACGTAACATCTAAAGAGCAGTGGGCAATGGCCCGTGTAAACAGCTTCCTTAAGATCGCTGCTGGCCAGAAGGCTGTAAGCCATGACAAGGATTTGTTGCCGGGTCGCACAGAGAAGGCTGAGTTTCGTGGTGAGAAGGTCTCCCTAGATAAGCCATTCCGTCTGCCTAAAGGCTCTGCTAAGAAGTTTGGTGTGTACGTCAAGTCCGGTGACAAAGTGAAGAAGGTTACCTTTGGTAGCCCCACTATGGAAATCCGTCGTGACGACCCAAAGGCCCGTGCTAACTTCCGGGCTAGACACAACTGCGACAGCAAGACTGATAAGACCACTGCTGGTTATTGGTCCTGTAAAATGTGGGAGTCTGGTTCTTCTGTGAGCGATATGCTCGCAAAAGACGATTCCGAGCAAATGAACCTAGAGGGTCAAATCCTTAAGACAGACGATGAACAGCGTCTTGTCTACGGTTGGGCCTCGGTCATCACTGAAGACGGTAAGCCTCTGGTAGACCGCCAAGGTGATGTAATTGAAGCCGACACTATGGTTAAGGCCGTGAATAAATTCATGGAGCATATTCGTGTTGGTAAGATGATGCACAAGGGGGATCAGGTGGGTCAAGTTGTCCACTCGATGCCTCTCACTAATGAGATTGGTGAGTCCTTGGGCATTTCCAGTAGCCGTGAAGGTTGGATCGTAGCATTGAAGGTATTCGATGATGAGGTCTGGTCTCTGGTAAAATCTGGCCAACTTACGGCCTTTTCTATCGGCGGCAAAGCTAAGAGGAAGGAAGTAAATGACTAACATCCTACTCGACTTGGAGTTGGACGAATTGTCACTTGTTGACCGTCCTGCTAATCAAGCCGCTACAATCTGTCTTATTAAAAGGGACGAAAGCATGGAAGACATGGAAAAAGGGTACGACTCATACCTCGATGAGCGTAAGTCGTACTACATGGGTAAGGGCATGGGTGAAGACGAAGCCATGAAGAAGGCTAAGGAAGAACTCGACAAGATGTCCCCTGAAGAGAAGAAGGAGCTTATGGCTCGCCTTAACAAAGCTGACGAAGCTGAAGTAACAGAAGAGGCTGTAGACCAGTCCGAACTGTTCTTGGCTGAAGTTGACGCTCTTAAGGCAGAAGTCTCCCGCCTCTCCAAGGCCCTCGAAGACAACGGTTACGTTGTTTCCGAAGAAGAAGTTACGAAGGCTGAAGAGCCTGAGTATGTAGAATTTGACGGTGAGAAGGTTGTCAAGTCTGACATCCCGGCCCCCGTCCTCAAAGCTCTCGAAGAAGCAGAGATTGCCAAGCGTCATATCGAGCTTAAGAAGCAAGCTGACGAAATCCTGCCTAACTTCGACAACGAAATTGCGGCCTCGCTCTTGGCTCATGTAGCTAAAGATGACGCAATCGTAGAGGCCCTCAAGGCTGCTGACGCAGCAATGGGTGCTTCAATGCAAGAGATCGGTGAAGCGTCTGTAGAAGCTGATATGGCTTCCCCACAGGACAAACTGGACTCTATGGTAAAGTCCTACATGGACGAAAACGCTATTGCCAAGTCTGGCTACGCTAAAGCATACGCTGCTGTAGCCAAGACTGACGAAGGCAAGGCGCTCATTTCTAAGCTCTACAAAGGAGAGTAAATCATGGCGACGAACGCAGGCCGCTTTAACAACATTACGCTGGAAGCAGCAAGTGCTGTAGGTCAGTTTGAACTCGTAACCGTAACCGCATCTGGTGCAGCTAAAGCTGGTGCAGCCAGTACGACTGTTCCTGTTGCTGGCGTAGCTGTCAACTCTGTTGATCCATCTGCTACCCCAGCTACCACAACCCTTACCACTCAGGTGGACGGAATTGCTATGGTGAAGGCTGGTGCTGCTGTAGCTAAGGGTGCAGTTGTAGGCTCTAACGCTAGTGGTAAAGCCGTCACTGCGGCTACCAATAACCAGTTTACGATTGGTGTAGCTCTGGAAGCCGCTTCTGGCGCAGATGAGATCATTTCTGTTCTTATCCTCCCTTCTAAGTTCCACTCGTAATAGCAGTTAAGGAAGAGGAATAACAAATGCCTTTGCTGACCCCATCTAGCGTGCATATTGATGCACCATTGTCCAACCTGACGCTGGCTTACGCTCAGTCTCAGGAAAACTTCATTGCAGATAAAGTCTTCCCTACTGTAGGCGTAGACAAGCAGTCTGACAAATACTACATCTACGATACTGCGGGTATGAACCGTACTGGCGACGTTAAGAAGCTGGCACCTCGTACCGAAGTAGAGCGTATCGGCATGACCGTTTCCAGCGACAGCTACTTTGCTGACGTGTATGGCCTCGGCATGGATTTCGATGAGCAAACTCTTGCTAACGAAGATGCTGCTCTGGACATTCGTTCCGCAGGAGCGCAGACGCTGGCTATGCGTCTTATGGTACACCGTGAGGAGCAGTTCGCTACGAATTTCTTTGCAGCGGGTTTGTGGGGCAGCCAAGACCTCGTATCTGGCCGCTCTTTGACGGAATGGGACGAAGCTAACTCTACGCCTATCAAGAACATCACTGATGCTTCTCGTACCATGCAACTCAAGTCTGGCGGCTTCCGTCCAAACACTTTGGTTGTAGGCCGTAAGGTACACGACGTTCTGGTAAACCACGCAGACATTATCGCTCGTTTGAGCGGTGGCGCTACTGTGTCCAACACTGCTCTCGTAACCAAGGCGAAGCTGGCGGAAATCTTTGAGGTAGAAAACTACTACGTCATGGAAGCTGTACAGAACGATACTGCTGAAGGCTCTACTGCGGTGAATACCTTCATCGGTGGCAATCACGCTATGCTTTGTTACACGCCGGGTAACGCTGGTCTTATGACCCCTGCTGCTGGTTTGACCTTCGCATGGAACAGCATTCCGGGTGCTAACAACCTTGGTATCACTGTTGAGTCTTACTCTGATGACGCACTTAAGCGCCAGCAGATTGCTGAGATGATCCAAGTGAAGATGTCTTACGAGATGAAGATCGTAGGTGCTGACCTTGGCTACTTCTTCGAGCAGATTGTAGCTGACGACTAAGGAGACTAGAGTATGACACCCGACTACTCTCTTCTTCCTTTTCAACTCAACTGGGTCCAACTCGTTAAACAAGAGTTTAAGGGGTATGGAACCGAATGGAAGCGGGGGGATGTCTTTGACTGGCAACAGCGAAGCATCCCTTGGCAAGACGTTATGTCTCTATTCAACCGGGGTCTCCTCATGCAGGAGGCTCCGACTGAATCCAACCAGAAGGTTGTAGTAGGAGATGGTCTCGATGAACTAGGCCCCGATGAGCTTAAGGTTATTGTAGATAACATTAACGCTAAGGTCAAGCTGTTCACCAAGACAGAACGTGAATACAACACAAAGAAGTGCAAGGCTTCTACGGTCACGAAGAAACAACGTGGTCATATCCGTACTTGGCGTAACAGCCCTTGGTCAGATTGGGAGCAAGCATAATGACGTTCACCTACGATGTTGACGATCTTAATACCACCACTGCGACAGGCCGTCGCAATGCAGTACGTTTTCTCGTAGGTGACACTGACCCACTTGACGTACAGGTACAAGACGATGAAATTGCTTTTGTTCTTACTGAGTCCAGTAACAATGTTTATGAGGCTGGTGCTTATTGCTGCCGAGCTATTGCAGCTAAGTATAGCCGCCGTGTTGACACTGAGCTTGATGGCGCTCTTAGCGCTAGTTACTCTGATCTTCACTCCCATTACATGGCCCTTGCGGAAACTCTTGAGTCTGAGTCCAAAAGACAGTCCGGTCTCGGCGTCAAAGCTGGGGGCCTCAGTAAGGCAGCTATCTCTGTGGTAAGAGAGGACACAGATCGTGTCACCCCATCTTTCCGCAGGGATCGTTTCCGCAACCCACCGAACTACAACGGTTCTGCGGATTACGAGTGAGGAATAGTCCATGTCGTTTAATGCAAGTGACCTTTTGAAGTTGGTCCAAGACTTTGGCGAAACTCTTACACTCCGCAAGGTCACCACTGGAGGCACTTACAATGCTTCTACTGGCACTGTTAGTGGAAGCTCGACTACGGACTATTCCTTTACTGGATACTTTTATAACCTAGCAGAGGGTATTTCTGACCTCAGTCAGACTAGGAGAGGCAGACGGGCCTGTGTCATTCCCGCTAAAGGTCTTTCAGCTACCCCTGATGACGAAGACCAGATTTTAGGGAATGGAGATACGGTAAATATTACTACCGTTCGTACCATCTTTAGTGGTGGTCAGGCTGTCTGTTACCTTTGTGAGACCTTCGAGTAATGGCAGTTCCCAAGCTAAAAGTCTCCCCTGCTCTTAAGGCTAAGCTGGCAGAGATTGATGAGATGCTCGAAGACGCTGTAGAGCGCAAGATGACTGACGTGGCTAGGACGGTTGTTCTGGCCTCTCCTGTAGATACAGGCGCATTCGTCAACTCTTGGTCCTTCAAGGACAACCTTGGTGGAGGCCGTAGCAAGTCTTCCGACAACAAGCCAAGAGGTCGTGACAAAGGCGCTGAACGAGGCAAGGGCCTCAACAGCCTAGTGAACGACATCAAGAAGACCGTAGAGGTGGGTAGCCCCGGCGGCTCAGTTAGAGAGGGTATTGCCCTTCAAGCTGGTAACTACTACTTCATCAACCGTGCGCCTCATGCTATTGAGGTTGAGCGGAAGAAGCAGATCGTAGACAAGATTATTCGGCAACACGGTAGGTAAGCATGGCTAGTATATACAGAGACATTCGTGCAGCCCTAGAGACTAAACTAGCCGCCGTACCCGGTATCCCAGCTATTTCCTACGAGAACGTCTCTTTTGACCGTGTGAACGGCACTTCCTATGTTGAGACGTTCTTTGTGCCTCAATCCCGTAGACCCGCTGTACGAGGCTTAAACCCCCAGCAACGCTATGGTGGAGTGTTCACCGCAGTCTGTTACGCCTCAGAGGGCAATGGCCCCGGTACAGCAGATGAACTTGCTGACAAGGTACTAGAAGCCTTTGAAGCTACTACAGATGTCTCATACACCAACACTCAAGGTGAGACTTTTGTTGTGTCTATCGACTATGCCGAACGAGAAGGTGGCGGGTTAGACACTCCGTTTTATTATGTCCCGGTGAACATCGGGTTCTACATTTATAACTAAGGAGGAAGCAAATGGCTTTCGCACAAGGTTCTC